GCAACAATGCAATATAACCCAACTTTACAGTCAGGAATGCCCTTCTTATTGGAATGCTTATGACGATCAACAATGCGATGATGATCCCCAATATGCACCTTTTTGTGCAGGTTACACGCAAGAAGCCTCAGTTGCTTATTATGTGTCGGATGAAGTTGACTATGGTTACGATGATCCTTTTACTAATAGCTGTATAGATGACCCCAGTTATTGTTACGATGACGATCCCTACGCAGGTATGTACTTTACTGATGCCGAATGGTACGAAATAGACTTGCAAGAATTTGGTCAAACACAAGTAGATGAGTGGTACGGAACGGAGGTAATATTTGATAATGCAGGTTTTATTGAATGGGATACTTCACCTTTAGATACTTGGGATGATCTGGACCTGCAAATGGATATATTTGATTTTGAAGAAGCCAACTACTATGAAACAGAATATACAGAAGTATTTGATGCTGAAGAATTAACGGAATTGTATGAGTTTGATACCATATTAAGAGAGGAATTAAACTATGAAGAAGAAATTTTTGTCGAAAGTTTTGACACAGTGGAAGAACTGGATGAATGGTTTGAAGAAGAAATGGTTGTCGAAGAAGAAATGGTCGCCCACGAAGAAGAACCCGAAGAAGAATTTGAAGAAGAAATCTTTGAAGAAGAAGTCGTTGAAGAAATCTTCGAGGAAATAGAAGAAGAAAGAATAGCGGAAGCTGAAGAAGAAATTATAGAACAGGCAGAAGAATTAGAGGAAGAATTATTAGCGGATGAAGAAGGAGAAGGTAAAAGCTCTTTAACCAGAGAGGTAGCTTTAAGTGTGGTGGCTAACACCATAAGGACAGCGGCCAATAGCGTAAGTGGTTCCACAGGCAGCTCTTCTGGGTACTCCAGTGGAGGCACAAGCACTGTAGCATCCAGCAACACTGGAACATCCTCTGCCATGACCTCTTCCTCAACTGGGGGCATGAGTACCAGCAGTTCACCCAGTAGATCTGACCAATTTGCCTCTGCTTCTGTGCAAACCCAACAGATTCTATCGTTAAGCGGAGATACTGGAACAGTTACCAATGTCTCGGTAGTGGTAACACCCATGCCGGGATTGGATGATTCTCCTCAAATAGTGATGGCTGATGTGCAGGTACAAGATATGCAAGGCGAAATAGATACTGCGATTGGGGGAGTGATGACTGCCAGTGAAGCAGACCAGATAGCGGATAAGATTATTGCCCAGAATATTAAGGAACAACAGGATGAAGGTACTGCACAGCAAGAAGAAACAGGAAAATATGGGGATGAGTCCACACTCATAGCCTATCTAGGTTATGTTCCCGGTTTTGATGCGTACCGAGAAGCACAGATCCCACCACAGGAAACATGGTATGAATCCAAAGTAATATATGCAGATGCGTTTATTTCAGATAACATAAATGCTTTTTATGGGTTAGCGAGGACTAATTTAAGCACGATGAATGCTCTTATAAGTTCACAACCCAATTTATAGGAATTATTATGGCTTGGTTTACACCATCTTACGCAGATGGCAGTTTGGGTATAACCCACACAGACAAGGGTGCCATAAAATGGTTGAGTAACAAGGGATGCGATACCCTATTAGATGTTGGTTGTTCTACTGGTGGTCAGGTATCTTTAGCCATTGAACAGGGATGGAAGGCATTTGGCTTAGAAGTAGACCCCAGAGTTATCAATGGTCAAGCTAATGTAGCTTTAATAAATTGTTGTGTTACTCCTGTAATCTTTCACCATCCCTTTGATGTGGTGTGGAGTGTAGAAGTGGCTGAACACATACCAGCCATGTATGAATACAAGTATCTAACCACTTTAGTTGAAAATTGTGGTAAGTATCTGATATTAACAGCAAGCCAAAAAGAAGAAAATATGCCTTTGCATGTTAATTGCAAGCCTTTAGATTACTGGGTAGAAAAAATAGAAGGCATGGGAATGCAATATAATGGTAAACTTTATAAAGAATTATTAAAACATTCGACTATGAAGCGAGAATTCTTAAAAGAAACAGGTATGATGTTTGAACAAGATCCTTTAAAGAATTGGCGTAAAAATACTGTTTGGGAAAATAAGGAGTAAATTATGGATTGGTTTCAATCAAAAACAACACAAATAATTGCACTGGTTACTATCATAGGAACCCTTGCTGGATTTGGTTACACTGGAGCAACGTATGTTAATAGGCTTGAGAACCTAGAAAATAAAATAGGTGGGTTGGGCGAAACCGAAGATGCACAACAAGTTATAGAAGAAAGATTTGCCAGCATAGAAACTTCAGTTGATTACATAAACAAATCAATAGATGAGGGCATTAACCCTTCGCTTAAAACGCAAGCAGAAAATGTGAATAATTTAAGAGCACAATTATCAGGTTTATCTATTTCAGTTAAAGAATTGGAAAAAGATGTAGCTAAATTAGAAGACGAAAATAAAAATCCTTTAGCTAATTAGTTATGAAAATAGCCTTAATAATGGGGGGTTTATTGTTGGCTACTGTTGCTGGCTCTGCTTTTTGGATTGATAGATTGCAAGACAGTATAGGTATATTAAAAGGCAATCAACTTGTCTTAGAAACGAAGATTCAAGAACAGAATGAAGCGATTGAAACTGCTTTAAACAATCAGAAAAAGGCACAAACTCTTATGGCTTCCTTGGAAAAAGAAAAACAAGAAGCTATGCGTGATGTGAATAAATTAAGAAAAACATTTGCCAGACATGACTTAGATGAATTGACTTTAGCGAAACCAGAACTAATGCAAAGCAAAATAAATAAGGCATCTAAGCGAGTTTTAGAAAATTTAGAAAAATTAACTAACCCAAACCAATTTGATGAAGAAGTTAGCGATAATACTTAGTTTGGCTTTAGTGGCTTCAGGATGTTCTTTAATGGGAGAAAGGGTTAAACCAGTCTCTGTAACCACAATCGCTAAAAAGCAACCCATGTACCATCCACCCTTGCCCATGGAAGTACAAATGGACCCTGTGGATTGGGAAATATTAACACCAGACAGTATGCAGTTATATTTAGACAATTTGAAAAAAGGGGAAGCACCCAAGAGAGCATTTTATTCATTGTCCAGTAAAGAGTATGAACATTTGAGTATGGACATAGCAGATATAACTCGTTATATAAAAGAAGTGCTGGGAATTATTAAATTTTATAGGAACTACGACAAGGAAGAGGAAGAACCTGAAGATAATAGAAGAAATAAGGAGAAAAAATGAATATATCAAAAGAAGGAATAGCTTTAATAAAACGCTTTGAAGGGTGCGAAACCAAGGCATATCAAGATAGTGTGGGAGTTTGGACAATCGGTTTTGGTCATACCAAAGATGTAAAAGAAGGCGATGAAATAACAACAGAATTAGCAGAAATTATGTTAGAAGAAGAGATGCCAGAATACGAAGGTTATATCAATGACATGGTGAAAGTAGATTTAGAGCAGTGTCAGTTTGATGCCCTTTGTTCGTGGGTATACAACTTAGGTCCTACAAATTTAAGTGAATCAACTCTACTCAAGGTTTTAAACGAAAAAAAATATGATGAAATTCCAGTACAAATAAAAAGATGGAATAAAGCTGGTGGGCAAGTGTTAGAAGGCCTTATTAAGCGAAGAGGAGCTGAAGCCTTACTGTTTGAAGACAAGGAATGGCTTGATGTGTAATCTGTTTGAATGTTTTATACTTAATCTAGCCATCCCTCCATTGATGGTTAGAGCTGGGTAGACCAATATTGTCACTATCTATCTATCCAGCTCGATTATAAAAATATGGATAACTTATCAATTAAAGACTTTGATATTCTTTCACAGCAAGATAAAGCTGAAGCAATCGCTTTATTAAATCGTTATGAACAAATAGATTTACAAAATGATTGTCGTAAGAATTTTTTATCTTTTGTCAAACATATATGGGGTGATACTTTTGTGGAAGGTCGTCATCATAAAATAATAGCGGATAAATTTAATCGTATAGCTCAAGGTAAATTAAAGCGTTTGATTGTTTGTTTACCTCCCAGACATTCCAAATCTGAATTTGCTTCTACTTATCTTCCAGCATGGATGATGGGTTTAAATGGATCTTTGAAAGTTATCCAATGTACGCATACTGCGGAACTGGCTGTACGATTTGGTAGAAAGGTAAGAAACTTAATAGATTCTGAAGATTTCCAACATATTTTTCCTGATTTAAAATTACAACCAGACAATAAATCAGCTGGTCGTTGGACTACGAACCAAGATGGTGAATCGTTTTATGCTGGTGTCGGTGGTGCAATTACTGGTCGTGGTGCTGATTTATTGATTATTGATGATCCCCATTCTGAACAAGATGCTTTATCGCCAAAATCTCTTGAATCCGCTTATGAATGGTATACATCAGGACCCAGACAGCGTTTACAACCCGGTGGAACCATCGTTATTGTAATGACACGCTGGAGTACAAAAGATTTGGTGGGAAAATTATTAAAAAAACAAGACAATGACTTTTCTGATAATTGGGAAATGATAGAATTTCCAGCAATTATGCCAGAAACTGACAATCCTTTATGGGGCGAATATTGGAAAAAGGAAGAATTATTAGGGGTAAAGGCTTCTCTGCCAGTAGCTAAATGGAATGCTCAATGGATGCAAAATCCAACCGCAGAAGAAGGTGCTATTGTCAAAAGAGAATGGTGGAAAAACTGGCATGAAGAAAAAGTACCACCTTATGACTATGTGATACAGAGTTATGATACTGCTTTTTCAAAAAAAGAGACTGCGGATTATTCGGCCATTACCACTTGGGCTATTTTTGAGCAAGGAGAAGATGACTCACCAAATATTATATTATTAGATGCAAAAAGGGTGCGTGTTGATTTTCCAGAGTTAAAAAGATTGGCTTGGGATGAATACAAATATTGGGAACCAGATTGTGTGTTAATCGAAGCCAAAGCATCAGGAACACCATTAACCCATGAGCTTAGAAGAATGGGCATTCCTGTAACTTCTTATACTCCCAGCAGAGGACAAGATAAGATAGCTCGCATGAATAGTGTGGCTCCTATTTTTGAATCGGGTATGGTCTGGATTCCAGATGAACCTTTTGCTGAAGAAGTAATGGAAGAAATGGCGAGTTTTCCTTATGGGGATTATGATGATTATTGTGACAGTGCTACCATGGCTTTAATGCGTTTTAGACAAGGGGGCTTTTTATCTTTGCATGAAGATTACCAAGATGAGGTAAAATTACTCAGGAGGGATAGAACAGTATATTATTAAAAAAATGATACACTAGGATTAAAAATGGTTGTAGAAAAAAAATTAGGCACAGAAAATGACCCAGACATAATTGAATCTGGTAATTCTGTTGAAGTGATACCTGAAAAAACTAGGCAAGAAGCAATACAAGAAGCTGCCAGTATATTAGTGGCTGATGACCAAGTTTTTACTGAGGATGAATTACAGGAAGAACAACCTCCACAAGAAGATTTTTTTGCTAATTTAGCTGAATTTTTAGAGGAAGATGATTTAACTAAATTAGCCAATGATTTAATTGGTTCTATTAAAGGGGATTTAGATTCAAGAAGTGAATGGGAAAAAACCTACACAGATGGTCTTAAATATTTGGGAATGAAATTTGATGATACTCGTTCTCAACCCTTTCAAGGTTCAAGTGGAGTTATTCATCCTATTTTAGCTGAGGCTGTAACCCAGTTCCAAGCTCAGGCTTATAAAGAGCTATTACCAGTAAAAGGACCTGTCAAAACACAAATTATCGGCATGAGAACTGCTGAAATAGAATCACAGGCAGAAAGAGTACAGGAGTTCATGAATTATTACATTATGAATGTCATGCAAGAATACGACCCTGAGCTCGACCAATTATTGTTTTATTTACCTTTAGCTGGCTCTGCCTTTAAGAAAATACATTTTGATTTTGTTTTAAAACGAGCTGTGTCCAAGTTTATTCCACCAGAAGATTTGGTAGTTCCCTATGAATCTCCAGACATATTTAATGCAGAACGCATAACGCATGTTATTAGCATGTCTCGTAATGAAATCAAGAAACAACAATTATCAGGTTTTTACGCAGATGTAGATATACCAGAAGAATCTTATACCGAAAAGGATGAGATTACAGAAGAAATAGACAAAATTGAAGGGGTGGAACCAAATTACACAGAAGACAGGAATAGAACCATTTATGAAGTGCATACCATTCTGGATTTAAAGAATTATGAAGACATTGATGCAGAAGGCGAGGAAACAGGTTTAAAATTACCTTATATAGTTACGATTGATGAACAGTCCAATAAGGTTCTTGCAATCAGGAGAAATTACAATCCTGATGACCCTGATAAAAATAAAATTAACTACTTTGTTCAGTATAAGTTCTTACCGGGATTAGGATTCTATGGATTAGGCTTGTCCCA